CCGTGCGAACACAGTCCTCACAGTTGTATCGCCAGTAGGTTCGCGCGTCGCCGATATCTGGATCGAACGTGCGGCCGTCATCTTTCCAGTAACGGTAATAGTCACAGTACATTGACGCAATGAAGGATAGAGATAGTGAACTTCCTTTCTTATCAACCTTGCCCGTAACCGGATCAATCTTGCCACCGAGTAGGCCCGGGAACGCAACATGTTGGGCGACCTGTGTGTCGGAGTGGAGACGGGGGAGGAGTGCCCAGTGGTGGGCGATCACTTGGCAGTCCCAGATCGCGTTGTGGAACGTAATGGGGCGAGAGGAGAGGACGGTACGGCAGGTTTGAGTTACAGTGAACTCGTCCTTCGGGGACCAATATGACGGCGACTCAGCTCTAGTCGGATGCGTGAACGGAATACAGATCGCATGTATGCTGTCGGAAGCGAAGCCGATGCAGTCAACACGTCCCCACCCCTCCGTGTCGCATACTAGCGGAGTTTCACTGCTATGTGCGTAGGTAGCGAACCAATCATTAATCTGCGCCAGCGACGGTTCAACGACAAACTCCCATGCGGGGCGGCGGACTTCGCGGAAGTGGGACTCACGGGCGGCACGTCGTAGGTCTTGTACTACGATTGGGCGGTGGGTCCACGCGCGGAGTACGTCGGCGGGGTGGAAGGTGGGAATAAGTTTCACACCTTCTTCGGTCGTGAGAACACTACCACGCCATTTTGTGATACCCATTTCACCTGTAAGCGCCCAAAGAGGCGTGTTCCCGAGTGCAATGATAAGCGTTGGTGGACTTCGTACAAGAAGTTCGTGCAGGCGACCAATTCCAACTCGGATAGGTTCGAGAGGAAAGCGTCCATTGAGCGCAAGCACTCCGCTTTTATGCGCTGCCTGTTTCCCAACGAAGAACTGGTCGATGTCATTGTGGATCAGCTTTCCGTTCTTGAGGTAAGAGGGGGGGCGGACGTGGCAGACGTTAGTAGCGAAGCACTGGGAGCGGTCAAGCCCGGCCTCGCGGAGCATCTCGTTGAGTAGGAAGCCAGACGGGCCACTGAACGGGCGGCCCGACTCGACTTCACGTTCGCCCGGTGCTTCGCCGACGAGCCAGATGGGAGCGGCAGGGTCGCCGTCTTCGATCCAGCGCGTCATGCGTGCCGCCCCCACGACAGACGGAGCAGTGCGACCACGTCCCACGAAGTCACCGCCAGATTAAGACGAGAACTCCCGCCGAGAGCTGCCAGACGTTGACCCGAAGAGGGTTGCGGCACTCTGGACGGCTCTGTTGATCGGTGATTTGACGGCGCAGTGCCTCGGCGACGGCGCATGTAGTCTCGGATGTAGAGGCGGGCGTCTGCGGGGTTACGGTAGTGGGACATTGGCGTTCGTCCATGACTGTGCGTACTCGTGTAGGTCGAGCAAGGCGCGTATGTCGCGCTCGAAGAGAAAGAGCGTGGGGCCGCGCGACGTGGTAATGCCTTTGAGATAACCGTTCCAGAGTGCGACAGTCATGTGGAGGGGAGGGGGGGCGTTGACGACGTTGCTCCAATCGACGACAGCAGTGCAGCAGGGAGAGACAACAACCGTGCGGCCGTTGCCTATTTCTTGGAGTTGGTCTTTGTACGCGATGAAGCTGGTAGTGCAGACAGGACAGCGTAGGTTGGTGAGGATGGTGCGGCTCGCGTCGGCCGTCGCGTCGGGGGGCGTAGTGCCCCCCTCTCGCGCGTGGTTGCCGTAGCCGTCCGGCGGACGGACGGGCTCGGGACCGTCGAGTGTTGCCATCGACGGGTGCTCGGCGCGTGAGGCGCTCACTGCGCGGCCTCGCGGAGACGCGCCTTGTCGGGCGACGTGACGCGCGTGACTTCGGCGTAGATGATCTCGGAGTCGTTGGCGTCGGGGCGGTGCTCGACGTGGACGAGCGCGGTGGCGAAGGCGAGCGCACCGATGGAGAAGTTCTTCTGCTTGTTGAGGCCAGTGACATCGAGCAAACGCTTGAGGCGCATGTTGCGGTTAGTGCCCCAATCGAGTTGGGGGGGAGTGGAGGCAGTGAGGTCGAGCATGAGGCTCTGCCGGACGAGCACCTTCGGCATGTTCATCTTTGCGCGAACGGTGTCGTCAGTGAGTTCCCACTGGAGTTCGAGTGCCGCCCACGGCTCACCGGCGCGTGCTTTGTCGTCGCCGATAGTGCCGGAGCGGAGGGAGTCTTTCGTCAGAGGTTGGCACTGCGCGAGGTAGTCGCCGACGTCGGGGAGAACGAAGGTGGTGTCGAGTTGGCCTTTGTGGGTGGTTTCGAGGAACGAGTTGACATCGAAGAGAGATGAGGACTGCACGAGTGATGTTCCTTTCAGTCGAGGTTGCACGAGGATGTGCGAGGGTGGGGGCGGCTTTCGCCCCTCATGGTTTGACGAGCATGGCGTTGCGCGCGCGCACGAGCATGTCGTAGACATGGCCGAGAGTAGTCGAGGCGTGGTTGGCGCCGACTCCGTCGTAGTGAGAGGCACCGTCTCGGTCGGGGTCGGGGAGCGAAGCCCACTCACACGAGATACCGTGGGCGAACTCGGCGTTGGTGAGATGACCACGCCACCATGCGGGGTAGCCGCGGCCGACGAGGAGACGGACGGCGAACTCGTCTTGGAGTGCGGGAGTGAAGAGAGTGGAGTCGGGGAGGGCGAAGTGCGCTTGAAGCGACTGCATAGTGCGCCGGATGATCTGGTAGCGGCCAGTGGCGGTGGAGGGGAGGTCATGGATGAGCATGTCATCCATGCAGGAGTATATGTCGGCGAGAGAGCGGACGGAGAGGTCGCCGTATGTGCGTCCGTCGATGTCGCCGATAGTGGCATTGTAGTTGCCAGCGGACTCACCGGATTGGTTGTCAGGGACACCGCCCGCGATGAAGTCGAGGATGATGTCGGTGCAGGGGTCGGAGGAGAGGAGAGTGCTCATTGAAGGGGCTCCGTGGAGGAGGGGGAGGGAGAGAGCGACGGGACGGCAGTACGTGCGTCAAGGTCACGAATTTTGTTGGAGAGGAGTTTGAACACACGCATAGTGATGAGGAGTTGAAGAGTGGGGATAGGGAGAGCTTTGAGGACGGCGGGGCTGACTCCCATCAGTTTGCAGAACGCGGGAAGCTCGGCCGCGAACTCGGCGTTCGCGGCGGTGGCTTCGGCGTGGTTGATTGACTCGACGATGGCGTGGCGAGAAGTGTTCACGAGGGGAGTGCTCCTTATCTAAAGAGTTGGGCGAAGTCGGGGGCGAGAGACGCGGAGAGTGGGAGACGGCGACGTTTGAGGCCGCGGCCCGCCTCTTCGGTGTTCCAGACGTACTTACCGTCGATGCACTCAGCGACAATGATCTCGTCCGGCTTGCGGGCGAGCTTGGGGGCGAGTTTCTGGCCGATGGTCGCAGTGGTGAGAGTGGAGAGGCCAGTGAGGGGAGAAGTCTCGCGCTCTATGTGGGCGAGGAGGACGGACGTGCAGCGAGTGCCGCCCCACGCGAGGTCCATGAAGCCTTCGATCTGTTGCTGGATACCGCCGATCTCAGGGAGTGAGAGAAAGGGGCGGGAGCCGACGGTGGAGAAGATGACCATGCGCGTGAGGCCGGTGAGGCCGTCGAAACAGATGGCGCGGTCTTCGCTCCACTCGCCGACATCACCGAAGCTCTCGCCGCAGCGGTCGCATACGAAATCGGCGCAGGTGGAGAACAAGTCGAGGAATTGAGTGTAGGAGGAGCGGCCCGGATCAACCGTTTTGATCGCGGTTTCAATCGACGAGACGTGCATGACTTGTGCCCACTTACGCATGACGGCCCAATCGACGGCGGCGGGAGGTTGATAGTGAGTGTGGATGGCGGGGGTAGGTGCGCTTGGGCCACAGAGGTTGGGGCCGAGAGCGGCTTCGACACCGGGTTCCATCGAGATGATGAAGGTTTCGAGGCCAGCGCCGCGATGCGTCGTGCCACGCTCGTCGAGATATTCGGGGAGGAGCGTGCGGAGAGAGGTTGTCTTGCCAGTGCCGATGTCACCTTCGAGGAGGACGTTCGATTTCATTGGCGTGACTCGTCGATGATGTCGTACTTCGGCGCAGACAAATCAAGTGATTTGGTGGCCTTGAGACGAGAGATCATGCCGTTGGCGGCGAAGAGTGAGTCGAGATACTCGACCTTCACGTCGCGCTCGAAGTTGATGAGTGCTTGGACGATGGCGTACTTGCGTGCGATATCAGAGAAGCCGGAGGATTGTGCGGCGTCGAGAGCGGCGAGGAGAGTGTCGGCGCGGGCGTAGATTTCGTCGAGGGTCACAGCGTGTCTCCGTGAAGGGGGCATGAGGCGACGGGCTCCCACCAGCCGTCAGGGTCGATGGGGGAGGGGGAGTGGTAGATGCAGTCACACTCACCTTCGCCGAAGGGCTCGTCGTCGGTGGAGGGGGGCGACGACGGTGCAGGTGCGGGTCCCAACGCCGAACCTCGAACGTGGCGAGCCACGCGTCGGGGTCGGCCGATGAGCACAGGTCGAGGAACGTGCAGCCACCGAAGTCGGCGCACGCGGTGTCGAACGATTGGGGGAAGGGGTGGGAGTGGCCGGTGCGCCAACCATCGCGGAGTGAGAGGTACTGACCACACATGGTAGTAGTGTCACTCTGCAACTGCGCCAGCCACGCGTCGATCATCCACTCGGGGCGTGGGGCGAGCGCCCAGCCGAGCTTGATGTCGGTTTTCATTACTCCCATGCCACGAACGATGAAGCCTTTGAGCGTCACGCCGTATTCGCGGGCGAGCCACACGTAGCCGGTGAACTGGGAGCGGAGTTTCCACTGGTTGCGCCAGAAGTCAGAGTTGGGGTCTGAGCCGGTGGTCTTGTCGTCAAGTCCCCACACGGAGTGCTGGTAGTCGCCGATGAGGTCGAAGCGGCCAGCGTAGAGGATAGGTTCGCCAGTGTCGGGGTGACGGGAGCCGGGGATGGGAAGAGCGCCGCTGTACTCGATGCACGGGTGCCCGGCGTGGACGTGGATTTGGAGCGGGTCTTCGTCAAGCGGCCACTCGCGGAAGTAGGCTTGGAGA